TTGTAGTGCTTACCATCTATTGTTGGTCTTGCTGAGTAACATATCTTTTCAAACAACATAGTTGCTACAGTATCTGCTACACTTTGCTTATGCCATGCTTTGTACTTGGCTTCACTATTACGAAACACATCAAGTGAATGTTCCAGATGTTCAAAGTTATAGTTGAAGATACCATTGTGTTTGAGTTTGAAGTTAGCAATCTTATCAGGTGTAGTACATTCATTCATGCAGAACATACGCAAGCCATACGCATTGATCATCACTGACCACATGCCATTGTATGAGTTACGTAATGTTATCTGATAAGCAATGTAATCATTGAGTGACGGATCTTCTATCAAGATATCTCTGCAAGTAAACTTAGCTACCATCAATGCACCATTGTCATGCAGCCTTACATCAACATGATAATCCATAGATATACGATCAAGGATATTCATTACAGGATTTACTACATCATTATGTAGTACTGGTCTGTACTGCAATGAGTGTGTTGCTAGATACTCATTGGTATCAGATCGTATCAGTGCAACACGATCAGGTATTGGTATGTCACCTGATGGATCATCATCTACGTTAGCTTTGATTGGTACAGTTTCTATTGGGAAAGCATAGTCTTCCCAATGATCTGCAGTTAGTCTTTCTAGTCCTGTCTTTGTCATGTGATTCATATTGTCCTCCATATTGAATCGTTAAAATATATGCCATACTACATACAGTACGTATCCTACGATACAAAACAATGCAGTAGACAATACAAACTCTAGCATCATATTGATGCAGTGCTTGTTCCTATAACCAGTATTACTGGCATTATCTATGTGTAATTTGATGTACTTTTTGTTCATTTGTCAGTCACCTTATAAAGTTATTGTTACTTATATTTTCTGTCGTATATCTTATTGTGTGTTCTCATATAAAAACAAACCCTTTTTCGAAGAAAAAGAATAATATCTCTACTCAGTATAACTGAGTAGAGATTGCTAAGGCTGTTAAGCCTTAGCATACTTTTCTTTGAGTTTAGCTTTCTGCTTATTAGATAGCTTAGCAGTAGAAGAATCACTCTTGAATATAAGAGCACCAAATTTAGTCTCATAGTTATCAACCTCAATATCTCTGTATGAAGTTAACTGCTGAGTTCTAACCTGTAGATTCTCAAGATACTCATCAAGTTTTTCGAAGTCTGTTGGGAAACCAAAACCTGACTGTCTCTCAAATGCACCACGACCATATCCACCTTTAGAGTCCATGTCGTAGTCATCTTCTATGATATCTCTTAACATCTGAGAACCAGTTTCATATTCTAGTTCCATACTGTTAATCAATCTATTCAATGTACCAATATGACATTTATAGATATACTTCATCTTACTCTCTAACTTAGAGTCATTCTTAGATGTAGTATCTGTTAGGTTATTGATTAGTACTTCCATTAAGTTTGTGTTTTGAATTGTCATTTTGTCCTCCTGTAGTAAAATTAACAATAAGCTCGGTCAAGCATAGTTATTATACTACTAATAGCGTCACGCCTAAGCGTGACACAATAAAGATGTAAAGTAAAAAACACGAGGGTCTGCCCGAAGGGTGGATACGTTTTTTTTACTTTACATATAAAAACTATGATAGACCAAAGCCTTATGTTCAATTTTACTGCAGGAGGTCTTACAAAATACTTCAAAAGACTAACTTAATTCTTGGAAGTGCTCAGCAATAATATAACAGATTTACGGAATCTTAGAATGACGGAACAACAACAAAATTCTTTTCTCGTCTTTTCCAGTATCCCTCTTACCCCCTTAAGTCATTGTAATAAAAGGGGAATAAAAAAGCCCTTGACAGCCAATTTAGGGCTGTGTCATAAAAGGGGGTAAGGGGGATTCTCTTGTTAAAACAGCTTAAGTTAACCAAAAAACAGATGGTCTTAGTTGATACGATTGTAGCAACAGGATGTAGTGTAGTTAAAGCAAGCAAAGAAGCAGGATATGCTGATGGCGAATCAGGAAGAGTGACAGCCAGTAAGACTTTGCGATTGCCTCATGTTCAAGAGTATATGCAACAGAGAATAAGAGAAAGTATTGGTCTTAATGCTACGATAGCCTCGCGAAAGGTATTAGACCTAGCTAGTAGTGCTAAGAGTGAGTACGTACAGCTAGAAGCAAGTAAGGACATACTGGATAGGGCAGGATATAAGCCAGTAGATAAAGCAATGCATTTAGTCCAAGGTAATATTTCTGTCAGTATCGACCTGACTTAGGTAGGGGGTTAAAAACTTAAACTTATATACTCTGACATGGTCCTACTCAAACATTATAGTCCAAAAAGGTACGTTATGATTAGAATACATTTTAAATTGTTTACATTCTTTAATAAGATTGGTAATTACTTTTATGGGAAATACTGTAAAGGACTACATAGCAAACAAGGAAGATAGGCATGGCTAAGACACCTGCATGGACACGCAAAGAGGGTAAGAATCCTAGTGGTGGATTAAATGCAAAGGGTCGTGCTTCCTATAAGGGAGGTACATTGAAGCCTCCTGTTAAGAGTGGTGACAATCCAAGACGAGCTTCTTTTTTGGCTCGGATGGCAGGGATGAGAGGGCCAGAGAGAGATGCTAAAGGAAAACCTACAAGATTATTATTATCGCTTCGTGCGTGGGGTGCGAGTAGTAAAGCAGATGCTCGTGCCAAAGCTAGAGCAATTAGCAAACGTAATAAGGCAAAGAAATAAGTATGAGTTTATTAAACTAGAAAAGGAGACGACTATGCCAATGGGTAAAGGAACTTATGGAAAGACTAGAGGTAGACCACCAAAGAAAGCCACTCCAAAGATGATGCCTAAAAAAATTATTAAGGGTAAGAAAAAGTAAATGGCTGTTAATGCAGCAGGAAACTATACCAAACCTGCTATGAGGAAGGCTTTGTTTAATAGGATTAAAGCGAGTAACAAGGGTGGTAAGTCAGGTCAATGGAGTGCAAGAAAGGCACAGATGTTGGCAAAGCAATATAAGTCAAAGGGTGGTGGTTATAGGTAATGGCACTAGCAAAATCACAGAGATCGTTACGTGCATGGACTAGACAGAAGTGGAGAACTAAGTCAGGCAAACCTAGTACACAAGGGCCGAAAGCAACTGGTGAACGTTATTTACCTGAGAAAGCAATTAAGGCTCTTAGTGCCAGTGAATACGCAGCCTCTTCGGCTGCTAAACGAAAGGCAATTAGAGCAGGTAGACAAGTATCTAAACAGCCTAAAAAGATTGCAGCAAAAACGAAAAGCTATAGATCTTATTCATAGGATAACAGAATGAGTTTTCTCCATACGTTAAAGATAGAAGAAAGAAGAATACTTCGTGAGGTGGTAAAGAGAGTCCACCTGAAACATCACCCTGAACAATTTTGTACTGATAGGGAAGCTGATAAAGTTATAGCTGTTATTGGGCCTGAGACAGTAGATACCTTGTTAAGAATAGGGGTTAACACAAACATTGATAACGTTTAAATACAAACCTGACGGTGAAGTTCTCAAGGCATTTATGAAAGATGATACTTTCTTTCGTGGGATACGTGGCCCAGTAGGAAGTGGTAAGTCTGTTGGATGTTGTATAGAAATTTTTAGACGTGCATTAATGCAAAAGAAATCTGAGAATGGCAAACGTAAAAGTCGTTGGGCGATAATTAGAAACACGAATCCACAACTTAGAACAACAACTATTAAGACTTGGCTTGATTGGTTTCCAGAGGAAGATTGGGGTAAGTTCCAATGGTCTGTTCCTTACACTCATCATATTACACAGGCTGATCTTGATATGGAAGTAATCTTTCTTGCTTTAGATCGGCCAGAAGATGTCAAGAAACTTCTCTCCCTAGAATTGACAGGAGTATGGGTGAATGAAGCAAGAGAGATACCCAAGTCAATTATTGATGCTACCACTATGAGGGTTGGTCGATACCCCTCTATGAGGGAGGGTGGTGCTACTTGGTCAGGTGTAATCTGTGATACGAACAGTCCTGAAGAAGATCACTGGTGGCCAATCATGTCAGGAGAAGTTCCTGTACCTGACCATATTTCTAAGGAAGAAAGTAGGATGTTAGTTAAGCCTGACAACTGGGTATTCTTTACACAACCTAGTGGGATGCTTGAGGAAAAAGATGAAGATGGAAATATTACTGGATACAAACCCAACAAGGATGCAGAGAATAGAAAAAATATTTTAGAATCATATTATCCTAACTTGGTTCAAGGTAAGACTAAAAGTTGGATAGATGTTTATGTTATGAATAGATTGGGTTCTATTCAAGATGGTAAGCCTGTTTATAATATGTTTGTAAGAGATACTCACGTTGCTAAAGAAGAAATACCTGTAGCTGATGGAGTTCCACTGTATATTGGTCTTGACTTTGGTCTTACACCTGCTGCTGTAATTGGGCAAAAAGTTCGAGGTAGATGGTTAATCTTACAGGAGATTGTGGCATTTGATATGGGGGTTGTAAGATTTGCTGAACTACTTAGGGCAGAGATAGCTACAAGATATAACAACCTTGAGGTAAATATTTTTGGTGATCCGTCAGGAGACTTTAGGTCACAGACTGATGAGTCTACACCTTTTCAGATATTAAGAGGTGCAGGATTAACTGCTAGACCTACAAATAGTAATGATGTTGCATTAAGAATAGAGTCGGTTTCTTCGGTATTGAATAGGATGGTAGATGGCTTATCAGGAATTTTAATTGACTTTAGGTGTAAAGAATTGGTAAAAGGATTTGAGGGTGGTTATCAATATCGCCGATTGCAGGTGTCAGGAGAACGATATGAAGATAAACCTCTCAAAGACAGATACTCACATATACATGATGCTATGCAGTATCTTATGTTGGGTGCAGGTGAGGGAAGGCAAGTATTAGGTATGGGAAAAAAAATAGATACATTTAATGCAAGAGTAGAGTATGATGTATTTAATCGCAGACCTAAACAGGCTAGACGTCAAGGTTTATGGGCAAGAATGTAAGGAGATTGCTATGTGTATAGGTGGTGGTAGCTCAAGTCCTCCTCCTCCAACTAAGGAGGAGAAAGAAGCTGAAATGGAAAGAGAAGCTCAAAAAGAAGAAGAGACAGCAAAAAGAACTGAAGCTAGGCAAGATGTTCTTGAAGAAAACATTACTAGAAGACGTAAGGGGTCAGGTCGTAGATCACTTCTTCGTGGTTCAGGTGGTGGCATTGGCTTTTACAATGAGTATAATCAGTAATGCATGAAAAAACTGCAGAGGGTATGATCCAAAGATACGAGAAGGCTCTTACTATCAGACGAGAGTTTGAAGAGCTTTATGACGAGATCTTTGAGTATTGTCTTCCACAAAGACAAGGCTTTAAAAATTATACCCCCGGCCAGAGACGAGATGATAAGATCTTTGATGAAACTGCAGTTGTTGGTATACAAGAGTTTGCATCAAGACTTCAAGCAGGGTTGACACCTAACTTTGCTAGATGGGCAGATTTTGTTACTGGCTCTGAAGTTCCTGAAGCAGAACGTGATGATGTTAATAATGCATTAGATGCTGTTACAGATTATGTATTTGAGATTTTGCAAACATCTAACTTTGCACAAGAGATACATGAATGTTTTATAGATCTTGCATTAGGTACAGCAGTTCTACTTGTTACAGAAGGTGATGCAGTTAATCCTGTAAGATTTCAATCTATACCATTACCTCATGTTGTTTTAGATACTGGCCCTGATGGTAGGGTAGATCATGTATTTAGAGAACGTATGATTAAGAACGCAGACATTATGGTTGCGTATCCTAAAGCTATGTTATCACCTAATATTGTACAAAGAGTTAGTAATTATCCTGAGTCTAAATGTAAGATACTGGAAGTTTCTTGTAGATTATATGATGATATAAATGAAGAGAAGTATTCTTATATGGTCATTGATATGGCTAATAAAGAATTAATTATGCAGGAAATATACAAAGGTGTTGGGTCTAATCCATTTATAGCTTTCAGATGGAGTAAAGCTAGTGGTGAGATATATGGTAGAGGCCCTGCAGTTAATGCATTAAGTGCAATTAAAACCTGTAACTTAACTATAGAAATGATTCTTGAAAATGCACAGATGGCTATATCAGGCATCTATCAGATAGATGATGATGGTGTAATCAATGTGGATACTATTAACTTAGTCCCTGGAACTGTCATTCCTAAAGCACCAAATACACAAGGACTACAGCCAATTAGAGCGGCAGGATCTTTTGATGTAGCCAATCTTATTTTAAATGATATGAGAAACAATATTAAGAGGGCATTGTATAATGATATGCTAGGTGATCCTAATAAGACACCTGCATCTGCTACAGAAGTTGCTGAACGTATGGCTGATCTATCAAGAAAAATAGGTTCTGCTTTTGGTAGATTGCAAGCTGAAATGGTTCAGCCATTATTGCAGAGAGTGATTTACATTCTCAGGCAACAGGGCCGAATAGAAATGCCTACAGTGAATGGAAGAGAAGTGAAGATTAGAAGTGTTTCTCCCCTAGCACAAGCTCAATCTAATCAAGATATAGTTTCTCTAAATAGATTTTTACAGACAGTAGCAGGTTCATTTGGCCCTGAGATATTAAACATACTTATATCCTCAGAAGAAACTGCACTGTATTTAGCAAAGAAATTTGGTGTGCCTGATAACTTAATTAGAGATGCTGATGAGAGACAGCAGTTAGTTCAGATGGCACAACAAATGCAACAAGCCTCACAGCAAGGAGAGATGCCAAGTGGCCCAGCCGAAATACTTGGGGGTTGATGGATACCAACGACCTCGTGAACAAGATGAAAAATTATCACAAGATACATTAGCATTATTCAATACACCTGTAGGTCATAGTGTATTGCAATACTTAAAGTCCATTACTGTTGATGCAGTAGCAGGGCCTAATATAAGTGATGCCGAACTTAGGCATTTGGAAGGGCAACGATACCTTGTTGCTCTTATTGTTAAAAGAATCAATCACGGACAAAGGATAAAGAAATGAATGAACTTGCACAAGATTCTGCTACAGAAACTTCTGTAGACAATACCTCTGCCTCCACAGCCTCGCCTACGGAGACTGTAGCAGAAACCAATACAAGACCTGAATGGTTACCTGAAAAGTTTCAGACACCTGAAGATCTAGCTAAATCTTATTCTGAGTTATCATCAAAGATAGGACAGAAAGAAGAGGAGATAGAAAAAAGATTGCAGGAAAAGTTAGAAGAAGAAGCCTTCTCACAAAGACCTGCTAGTGCAGGTGACTACCAAATACCAGAGGTATTAAGCGAAGAAGAGGCTGCAACCAATCCATTATTAAAAGAATGGGCTGATTATGCATGGGAAAACGGATACTCACAAGAAGAGTTTTCTCATTGGGTTAATAAGTTTGCTGAGTATCAAGAAGCACAGCAACCTAACTTAGAAGAAGTAAAACGAGAACTTGGTGATAATGCTAATCAAAGAGTAGAGTCTGCTCAACTCTTCATGCAAAAGTTTTTTCCAACAGAAATGCAAGATGCAATAGCACAACTAGGTACATCTGCAGAAGGCATCAAGGCTGTAGAATATATACAGAAACAAATGCAGAGTACAACAATTTCAAATCAAGCTACTGTTCCTGCAGGTCTGACCCAAGAAGATGTTGAGGCTAGAATGAGAGATCCACGTTATTATGATCCTGCTAGAAGAGATAGAGGCTTTGTAGATCAGGTGAATAATGACTTTAAAAAACTTTACGGGTAGTGGGATCTACAGTGGGCAATCCATTGTAGAAGCACATATATCTCACATAAATTATTTACAGGATAATTTAAGGGATACAGATGTAAGGGAGTGCATGATACATGGTGCTACTCCCTTTCGTGCATTGATGGCAGGTTTTAGGGAACATAAAGCTGAAACTTATACAGTAATACTTGATGGTAAACCTGCTATGATGTTTGGTGTAACACCAGTTTATGAGCATATGATTGGAAAGATATGGGCATTAGGAACATATTCTATTGAAGATCATTCAAGAAAGTTTCTTTTTTGGAGCAAAAAAGTCGTAGATTACTTTCAAAAACAATACTATCAGCTAGAAAATGTAGTACCTGCAGACCATACAAGGACTATAGATTGGTTGGATTTTTTGGGTTTTACTATCCTAGAAGAGCCAGTAATGATTAATGGTTATCAGGTTTTAAGATTTATACGTTGCAAAGACGATAAATTTTTGATAAAGGATAAAGAACAGCCTGTTAAAAGCTGATGGCCCAAACGGACAACCAGATGAAGCTGAAGACGGATAACTGGAAAAGAGTAATTTTAATTTTAAACAGGAGATCTAATTATGGCTAATACAATTGATACAGCCTTTATTAGGCAGTTTGAAACTGAAGTTCATCTAGCTTATCAAAGAATGGGTAGTAAATTAAGAAATACTGTCCGTACTGTAAGCAATGTGAATGGAAGTACAGTACGTTTTCAGAAGATTGGTACTGGTTCTGCCACAACTAAATCAAGAAATGGTATGATTACACCAATGGAACTAGCTCACACCACAGTTGATGTAACACTCTCAGACTTTTATGCTGCAGAATACATTGACAAATTGGATGAGTTAAAGACCAACATAGACGAAAGACAAGCTGTAGCACAATCTGCTGCTGCTGCTCTAGGTCGTAAGACTGACGAGTTACTTATCACTGCAATGGATGCAGGTGCAAATGCAACACAAATACATGACACAAGTTCAGCTTTAGAAAAAGCAGACTTGTTATCATTATTTGAGACAATGGGTGCTGCAGATGTTCCTGAGGATGGTGGAAGATATTTAGCTATGAATCCTAAAGGATATGCTGACTTATTCCTCATCACAGAGTTTGCTTCATCTGACTTTGTTGGAGAGCAAAATCTACCTTATGCAGGTGGAATGTCTATGAAAGAGTTCTTGGGATTTAAAGTATTCTCAACTAGTGCAGTTACTGCAGGTAAGAACATAGGTTACCACACTTCTTCAGTGGGTCTAGGTATCGGTGCAGATGTAACTACTGAGTTAAATTATGTACCTGAGAAAGTTTCTCACTTAGCAACATCAATGATGTCAATGGGTGCTACTGTCATAGATGACAATGGTATCTATGAAGTCCTTGACAACAACTCATAAGGAGATAGATCATGGCTTATGCAGCAAGTGGATTACACAGAATGGCAGGTGCTAGTGGTGTAAATCTTTGGATTTACCAAACAGTAGATCCCATTGCAACTGTAAATACAGCAGGATATTTTAACAACGCAGCAAATATGTTGAATGTTAGAGATCTTATAATTGTTATGGATACTAATGTACCTACAACAAATTTCTGTACTGTATTATCTAATACTGGATCAGTGGTTGACGTTTCAGACGGCACTGCTGTTGCAGAAACAGATGGCGACTAAAGGATCATTGGAGGGTAGTTTATTCTACCCTCCTGATTATATTATATGACAAGTACTGCAGCAAATTCATCAATAGATATAGCATCAAGGGCATTAGTTCTTATAGGATCAGAGCCTATTACATCTTTTGATACTGCAAGTACTGAAGCCTTAGTTGCATCTAATATGTACGAAGACACAGTTAGAGCAACCTTATCATCAGCAAGATGGCGATTTGCAACAGAGCAAGCAGTATTAAATCAATTAACAGAAGTTCCTACAGGTAGATTTGATATTGCACATCAGTTACCAAGTAATCTTTTAATACTTCATGGTATAACTACTAATGATAGATTGATAGAATATACAGTTTATGGCGATAAAGTATTCTCAGATTCTACTACACAAGACGTATTAATTGCAGACTATACTTTTAGAGCTACAGAAGACACATGGCCAAGCTACTTTTCGTTAGCAGTGGAATATGCATTAGCTTCTATATTTGCTACATCAATAGCAAGAGATGATGGATTGATGCAAGTTATGGAATCCAAAGGTCAATTACTTATGGCTAAAGCAAGAAATCTTGATTCACAACAACAAACAACAAGAAAATTATCTACATCAAGGTTTATAACCAATAGGAGAAGTTAAATGGCTAGAATAAGAGTGCCATTAAATAACTTTCAGTTTGGAGAGGTAAGCCCTGCATTGACATCAAGAACTGATACAAAGGTTTATACTAATGCTGCAGAGCAAGTAAGAAACTTTTTTATTAGGTCTGAGGGTGGATTAAAGAAAAGAACTGGCACAAAAAGATGGGCAAACTTTGGAAGTAACCCTGCACATTCTTCGTCTTTAAGACAGTCAGTAAGAATAGAACCTTTTATATTTTCGGATGATGAAAAATATATAATAGCATTTAGTAATGAAAGAATAGAGATATTTCAGATTAGTCCTACTACTGGGAATATATCATCTATACAAACTATTACTGGGCAAACATGGTTAGTAAATACAACAGCAGCACCTTATCTTGAGGAGATTACCTTTGCACAACAAGGTGATGTAATGTTTATAGCACATCAAACATTCATGATTAGATTGCTTACAAGAACATCTCTTACTACATTTGCAGTAGATACATTTAACTTTGATGAATCAAGAGATGGTAATAAAATATATCAACCATACTTTCCTTTCCAAGCACTAGGCACAACTATATCAGCAAGTGCTACAACAGGAAGTGGTGTTACATTAACATCATCAGACAATTACTTTACTTCTAATCATGTGGGTGTGGATCTATTGATAGGTGAAACGAGATGTAGAATAACAGCATTTACAAATGCAACCACAGTTACAGCTACAATTAATGGAACTCTAAGAAGACAGTTACCAACTGACTCTTTGGAAACTATAGAAAACTCTAGCATTATTAAGGTTACTGATGCTTTACATGGACTTGCTACTGGAGCAAGTATAACAGTAGAAAGAGCAGGTTCATTAGGTGGTATTACAAATAACCATATAAATGGCACACATACTATTACAGTTATTGATGAGAATAATTATGAGTATAATTGTGGAAATACAGCATCATCAACTGCTATAGGTGGTGGTTCACCAAGAATAATTAGTGGTGCAGCTACATCTGAATGGCAAGAGCAAAGTTACTCTTCATTAAGAGGATATCCTGCTGCAGTTACATTTCATCAAAATAGATTATGGTTTGGTGGCACACTAGCACAGCCTGATGGTATATGGGGTAGTAAGTCTGGTCAGTATTTTAACTTTGATATTGGTGATGCAGATGATGATGATGCTATAGATTTAACAGCAAACGTAGGTGAGATATTTACTATAAGGCATTTAGTATCTAATAGAGATCTACAGGTATTTACTACAGGTGCAGAGTTATTTGTACAAGCACCAGTAGATAAGCCAGTTACACCATCTAATGCACAGATAAGAAGACAGACACCATATGGTGCATCTTATGTAAGACCTACTGTGTTTGATGGTGCTACTTTATTTATACAGAAAACTGGTAGTGCATTAAGGGAGTTTTTGTTTACTGATGCAGAGGCAGCTTATACATCTGTTGCTGTATCAGGACTTGCACCACATTTAATAATAGATCCAGTACAGATTGCATCTATTAAAGGTGCTTTGAATCGTAGTGAATCTTATGCCTTTTTAATAAATAGTGATGGAACACTTGCTGTGTTTTACTCTGTAAGAGGGGATCAGAAAGCAGGTTGGGCATTGTGGAATACTCAAGGCACATGGCATAGTATATGTTCTGTACATGAAAGATTGTTTGTTGTTGCAGCTAGAGATGATGGGTCAGGCACAACCAAGTATTTCTTAGAAGAGTTTCAAGATGATATGCCTATGGATTTCTGTGACAGTTTTACAGGAACTGCTAGTGTGTTTACAGGATTAGCTACATCACATTTTGCCAATGATGCTGTGGTAAAGGCTACAAATGGTAATGACTATCTTGGTGAGTTTACTATATCAGGAGGACAGATAGATGCCTCAACAGTTAAGAGTGGTATAACACAAGCCTATATTGGTTACGCATTTACACCTACAATCAAAACATTACCTATTGATGCAGCTATACAAGGTGGCCCATTAACAGGAGAACCTAGACAGATTCCTAAAGTTGTATTAGATTTATTTCAAACAACTGCTGTAAGTGTTACTGGCCCAAAGGATACATCTACAACAAGAGATCTTATTATTAGAAATGTTACGGATGATATGAGTTTAGATAGGGCAGCAGTTACAGGTAAGGAAGAGTTTAGGATGTTAGGTTACAGTCGTGATCCAAGAGTAACAGTATCTCAGTCGTTTCCTTTGGATCTTCAAATTAATGGTATGATAGTAGAGGTGGCATTTTAATGGAACCAATGACAGCATTAGCTATAGGCTCATCAGTATTAGGATTTTTTGGGTCAATGAGTGCAGCAAAGGCTGCAAAAAGAGAGGCGGCACTACAAAGAAGACAGCTTCAAGCACAAATGGAAGGTGCTCAACTTGCAGCATTACAAGAACACAATGCAAGAATGAAAAATTTACAGGTTTTTTTAGGAACAAATAGAGCATTAGGTGGTATCTCTGGTAGAGCAATAGGAGTAGATAGAAGTTTTAAAGCTATACAAGAAAAAGCTAAAAGAGAAATGGCAACAGAAACAGATCGTGCTTTTGTTGATGCATTACAAACACAAGCATATTTATCTTTAGGAAAAACTATAGCTGCTGAAAGAGGAAGAAACTTAGCAAGAGCATATCGTTATCAAGCATTTGGCACACTGTTTAGTGGTGCAATGAAAGCACAACCTTTAATGGGTGGTACAACTGGTCAACCTAATTATGGATTTACACCACAAACATCAGGATTGCGTTAATGGTACAATTTCTAAAAGCAAAACCTACATCATTTATAAATAAGCCAGTAGGTATAGTTAATACAGATACTGGTGGGCAAAAGGCAGGGCAAGTTTTAGCTAATGTTGCAAACAATTTAGCAGGTCAATTCTTTAAAGAAGCAACAGATCAACAAATAAAACGTGGTCAAGAATATGCTCTTACTTTACCAGTAAGAGATGAAAATAATAATTTAGTATTTCAACCTATTGATTCTACACTCAGTACTGTAGCAAGAGAAGCAGCAGAGCCACTTATTAAAAAAAGATATGGAGAAGCATTAAGTGTAGATATTACCAAAAGAATAAATGATTTAAGGCTTTCATCAAAAACATCTGGTGAGTTTAATGAAAAAACCCAAGCCTTTATGGGTGCTTACATAGATCAAATAAGTGATCTTGGTGGTTCTGAATATAAAAATATAATAACAGAAAATGTTGCCAAGTTAAGTACACAACATTTTTATGCTATGGCTACTGAAGAAATGAAAGAGCAGCTTCAAGTAGCTGCACTTAACTCTTTAACAATTACAAATCAAAACATAAAAGATATAGAGGCATCTTCATCACAAGATCTAATATTTGGATTTCCTGATGAAGATCTTTCTTTTCAGCAAACATTAGAAATATATAACGAAAATATTAAAAGCGAACTAAATAGATTAGAAGAAAATAGAACTTCAAATAATTTAAATTTTGCAGACTATACTAAAGCTAAGAAAGGACTTGAAACATCTATAGCTAGAGGCTTATTGAAAAAGTTAGCCTCAACATCATCACATTCTGAATTTGTTGCTCTTAAAAATAATATAGAAAATGGTGCTCCATTACCTGCAGAATTTCAAATTAAACTAGAAAAGTCTGGTGAATCAGGACTTATGCAAACTGTATTAGATTATGTAAAGCAAGTACCACATCAAGAATTTATATCAGACGAAATGGGTCAGCTTAGAACTAATTTGTCTGTTACACAAAGTAGTTTTAGAAATGATGAAAGCTATCAAAGACAACAATATAATTATTATATTCAAGAAATAAATAATGATCCTAATAATTTTACAGCTAAAAATACATTTGCAGAATTACGATTTAAAATAGCTAATGATTTAATAACAAACTTTGATGTAAATGGGTCTTTAGAACAAAAAGATATAGATACTTTTATAAGTGGTATCGCACAAACTACAAGAAGGGAAGGGGTTAATGTTGGTGATGGAAGACGTGTAATTTTTTCAGATGCTGCAGCAAGTAGTTTGCAAACAAGTGCGTTAACATCAGGTCTTGTTCGTATGATAGAAAGATCAGGAAAGTTTACTACATCTTCATCATTAAGTGTTTTACGCAATGCTATTATTAATAATACAGACACAGGATTAACTGATGAGCAAAAAAAGGTAAAGGATAAAATAGTAACTATACAAGAACGATTTAATTTAAAAGAGATATTAAATGATAGTTTAACACCTGAACTTACAAAAAAAATTACATCTTTAAATACCACAGAAACAGAATCAAATAAAATACTTGAAAGAAATTTACAAACAACAAATGGAATAAATGGGAAAAGTTTTGACAACTCACCATCAAGCCAACAATTAAGAAATGAAGGTTTAGGTAATCCTGACTACACATATTTTGTAAATCAATTTGCACAAAAATTAAAAGAGGGTGATGAAGAAGCTATAGCCATTGATAAGACATTAAGTAATGGTGCTATGATAACATCATTTACTAATCTTTTAACAAACGCAACAAGACCAAATGCAAGTCCAATAGAAGTAGAAACTGCTATTAATATGTTTAAAAAGTATGGTAGTTTTACTAAAGATGGATCTACTGTTGATCTTATCATGGGAAATATAGATTCAGATACATATGCAACTTTAGCAGTAGCATCAAATTTAATACCAAATTATGAAGGTGCAGAAAACTTTTTTGGAGTTACTAATCCAAATGGTGGCCCTGTTACATCTAGCCAAATGATGAGAAAGATCATTGAAACTGGTCAAATGATGTCATCAGAAAGTACACAAAAAGATTTATTTGATACAAATAGACGAGCAATATTTGCTGATAATAAAATAAAAAACTCAACTGAATTTTTAATTAATCAAGATTTTGAAAAAGGTGAAGCTGCTGAACTTTCTTTTGTAGTTGATCTTGCTGCAGGAATGGGAATGAAAAGAGATGAAACTATAAAGCTATTAGATTTCATCAAAGCAGGTCTGTATGTTGATGGTGAAGGAATGATCATTGACAAATTAGGTAGTGGCAAAAATATGTACAAATCTAAATACTCATTTTTAAAAGTATTTCCTGATGCTAATAGCAGAGCTATTGCAAGAGGAGTTATTCAAAAAGATTTAGATAAGCTAGGCAAGAAGAACAAGCTAGGAGAAGTGGAAGGTAAGTTTATTTTGAATCATCAGCCATCAAGAGTTATAGATGGAAAGGTGCAGTTTAATTTGGGAACTAATGTAGGTGTAAAAATAACAGCAGAAGATACACCTGTTTATTTACAGCCATATCAATATGGTACAGGAGTAGATAACGTTAGATATGTGGCTATTGTAAAAGATGGTATGTTTTACAGACCACTGCAAAATCCTGATGGTGGATTACTTGTTTATGATTCAAATAAACTAAGGGGTTTGCAAGCTCCTGAGGATATGTAATGACATTAGATATATATAATTCATTTCCAACAGCTTATCAAAATGATGTAACTAGCCAATTAGAAACTACCCAAGAACTTATAGAGGGTATGACTACAAGAAAGTCACCTTTATTTTCTACAAATACAGCTACACAAAAAGATGTTACATTTGGTGAAACATTATCTGCACAACTTGGTTATGCATATATGCCATTGCAAGATGCTATTGCTAATGCAACAAACTTTGGCGAAGAAGAAAGAGATCAAAACTATAATCCTTTTGATGATATGCAAAACTTTGAACAGTACCAAGATTATCTAAAAGATGCTGTTAACGAAGAACATATGTTGCAATTAAAAAGGCAGCTTATGGCTAATGAAAAAAGAAGAGAGATATTAGCTAACAGTAGTTTTGGCTCACAACTTATTGCAGGATTGTTTGATCCTATTAATCTGATAGCACTACCTTTTGGTGGCTTTGCTTTGGGAGCATTAAGGTCTGCAGTCAGAACTGGTGCAGGTGTTTCAGTAATACAAGCAGGGCAAGAAGCAGGAAGATATCCATTTGATCCACTAGGAACTGAACAAGAGGTTGCTGCAAACATAGGTATGGCATTTGTAGGAGGTGCTGTTCTTGGTGGTATTGTTGGTGGAATAGCAGGGCGAAGACAGAATAAAGCATTAAGGCAGTTGGAAAAAGATGCTAATGATTTCAATAACTTAGCCGAAGATGTAAATGTAATTAGAAACGTGCAAGAAGAAATAGAGCCTAATAAATTTAGCGATCCTGTTACTGAGAAAACATTGAGAGAGCAAGAAGAATTTATTGGCCCACCTAAACCTGAAACACCACCACCTCTTGAAAGAACTTTAGATGATCCAGTAAGGCCTTTTGTTAAGGCTAGAAAAGATATATTGCAAAGAGAGCAACAACAATTACCTGCTTCAAATAGAAGACTAGAGGAAGAAATAGATAAACTTGAGAATGATCCTGATATTACATCAGTGCCTTTTGGTGGAGTAAAAAAACTTAAGAATGAAATAACTACTATTGATTATGAAATTAAAAGGCAAACTAAGATTCTTCCACAGGAACTTATAATTGCTAATAAAAATTTGGAACAAAAGATACAAAAAATTACTAACTTTATAGATAAAATAAAAGGTGGAAGAGACAAGTATGCAGAAGGATTAAAAAAAATAAAAGATGATCTTATTGCACAAAGTAAAGGTGAAAGAGGTTTAACAGTAGGGTTAAATAAAAATCAACAGGACTTTTTAAATAGAATAATAGCTAAAGAAAAAGATGAGTTTTTAACACCACAACAAAAAAGAACATTAGACAAAAATGTAAAAGAAGCTAATGAAGCACAATCAAGAATAGATGCAAATAAAAGATTATTAGAAACAAAAAGAATTGGAAACGAAAAATTTTTAGGAGAGAAAGGTCTTGCTGAATTAAGAAAAAGAAAAGAAAATATACAATTAAAAATCAGTAAATTAAATTTACTTAGAGCTAATGCCGATCAGTTAAGAGAAAATAATATACTAAGGCAAGAAATAGAAGAAGAGCTTGCTATTAGAAGAACTGAAGAAATGTCTGAAGTAACTGGTGGGTATTCTATAAAAGATCCATTTAAGTTACCTGATAATTGGTATACAGATTCATTTGTTTATAGAGCATTAGTTACACCACTAAAGAAAGCATTTCAAAGTGACATACCCATTACAGTAAAAGATGCATTTAGTAAACTTGCTAATGATGCAGGTCTTACACAAGTGGCAGCAAAGTATGGTAAGTCATTAGGTATGTCCGTCTATACTAAGTCGAGTGTTCGTAATAGCGAGTATGTCCAAGCACATGATAAACTAAGAAAATTATATGCAGAACATACAGGAAAAGATCAGGTTTACCTAGATGTTGACTTTCAAAAGAAAGGTTATCACGAGTGGCTTGAATCCACATATTCAAAAGTATTAAAGCAAGATCAACCTCTTACAGATTTAGATAAACAAGTTAAAGGTATAGTTGATGATTTTATGATTAACTGGGAGCTACGTCTGCAAGAGCAAGGTATGATTGGAAATGTTAAAAGTCTTGAAAAAGAAGTAACAAGAGCAAACCTAAGACTTCTTAATTATATTAAAAAATTAAGGAAAGTTGTTGGTGGTCGTGGAGATGACCTACAAAATGCAAATGCAGATATTTTGCTAAAAGATGCAGAGTCTGTATTAAGAGGTATAAGGCAACAAAAACAATATAAAAATATAAAAGATCTTACACTTGAGGAAATACAAGAGAGATTTGCACAAGACTATAACATCAAACAATTTATAACAGATCAAAAAACTATAGATGATTTCTTTTTAAAATATAAGGGGATTACTGATGTAAAGAAATTACCTTTAGGAACACACTTTTATAGGACTGTAGGAACAAAAGGTAGTGTATTTATAAATGAAAGAGGTATTAGAGAAAGATGGGATCTAATTCAAAGAGCACAAAAAAACCCTGAAGGATTTCAAAAGTACATTAATGAAGAAGCTGCAGTGTTTGAACCTGATGGTACTATAGTAAAAAAAGTAAGAGCTGAAACTGAAGCAGGTATGCATTTAAAGTATGAAGTAGACAATGCAAGATTCTTTGAAAGTTATGATGACTTTTATGACTTTGTTGTTTATCACGAATTTAGTCATGGTAAATTTGCACAAAAAACAGGCGAAGATATTGTTGGTTACGAATATAGAACTAATGATTTGGCTTTAGAAAGATTTTTACAAGAAAAAGAAACATTTAATCTTGAAACACAAGGTTTAGTTTTATCACAAAAAAGTATGAAAGATCTTGATTCTTTGCAAAAGTTAAAGATGGAAGGCACGTTAAGCAAAAATGCAGCTAATTATAAAAACAAAACCTTAATACCTGAAATTAAAAAAATAAATGAAGAATTAAAAATGCTTCATAAAAATTTAAATGAAGCCAAAACAAGTAAAGTTGCACCAAATGAAGAAGAATTTTTCTTTCCTAGATATTGGGATTTAGAAAAGATAAGAAATAATCGTGCAGGTTTAGAACAAGTCTTAACTGAGTGGTATACAAATAATCCAATATTATTTGTAAAACAAAAAGATGGCACATATGCAAGAGAAACACCATTAACATCAAACGATATGATGTTAGCTACTGATCCTGCTAGAATAAAGAAAAGAGTAAATGATACAATAGATAATATATTAAATGAAAGAAAAGATATTACAGATGATAGTATGGCATTTTATGGTTATGGAAAATCAAAACATACTAGACATAGAACACTAGATATACCTAACAAACTAGTAACTGATTTTATTATAAGTAATCCAGTACAGGTAATGAGAGTTTATACTCAACGTGTAGCACCAAAGTATGAGTTTTCAAAACAATATGGTGGTCGATCTATAGATCAAGTTGTAGCAGATATAGAAACGGATTTATATGCAGCAGGTAAATCAGAAAGACAAGTTAATGAAACAAGAAGAGATTTTTTACATTTGTATGATCGTATTGTAGGAAGAGTATTAACAAATCCAGATCGTTGGGATCAAAGGGCTGCGATAGTTTTAAGAGATTTAGCACAATTAAATTACTTAGGATCAGCAGGATTTAGTACAATACCTGACTTTGCTAAAATAGTTATGGAACATGAACTAGGCAATGTAATGAAAGGTTTAGTAGGTATTTTACAAGATTCAAGGGTAAGGCTTACAGCAAAAGAAGGTAGACTAGCAGGTGAAATATTAGAAATACTACAAGGTGATACTCATATGAGGCTTGTTGAGGATTTAACAAATAGCCCTATTGATAAAAATGCATATCAAAGAAACATGAGTAAAGTTAGAAATGTTTTTTATTTGTTAAATGGTTTAGCACCTATGACAAACATGATGAAAAAACTAGATGCTACTATTAGACAACATGAAATGATAGAGTTTTCAATAAAAGATGCACAAGGTTTAGCTACAAAAAAAGAAATAGAATATTTAAGAAGATATAATATTGATAAAAAAATATCATCAGATATTAAAAAGCTCTTTGATAATGGTGTAATACAAAACACTAAAGATGATGGAAAAGGAGTTTACTTAGCTAATACAGAAAAGTGGCTTGAAAGTGGCATAGCTGAAGAAACATTGGATACATTTAGAGGCTCTTTAAATAGTGGTATTATGAACACTATTCTTATGGGAACACCTGCAGACAAGCCAATCATAGCTGATGGCATTGTATATATACCACAATGGATTGGCAAAAGATTTGGTTTAAAAGAAGATGCTAGATATAAAGGATATACTAGAGTTGAAACTGGTTTAGCAGGATTGCCATTTCAATTTTGGTCATACAGCTTTGCTGCTGCAAATAAGATTACTGCAGCAATGGCAACTGGACAAGCAAAGAATAGAACTGCTGCCGCTGTGTTAGCATTAGGTTTAGGCTATACATCATTAGAAATTAAATCACAATTTGGTGGCCCTGCTGTTCAAGCTATGTGGGATAATATGCCAATAGAGGATAAACTTGCAAGATCGTTTGATGCTTCAGGATTGGCTGCAATGTATAGTGATTTATTTTATACTGGCATGAATACAAGTATGGCATTGGGTGGCCCTGATATTTCAATGGGTTTATTGCAACCTAAATTTCCACAAGAAAAAAATATTGTAGATGCATTTACAGCAGTTGGTGGAGCAGGCCCTAGTATAGGTGTAGATTTATTTAGTGGATTGAAGCAGGTGTTTTATGATGGAGAGTATGGATCAGGCTCAAAGCAAATTCTTAAAAACTTGCCATATATGAGATTATGGTTTATTAAAGAATATGTGAATGAGATGGGGAAAGTTTTAGAAGATGTAGATGAAGAAGGTTTTGAAAAAGTAATGAGGACTAGATTCTAATGACTATAGCATTAAGTGACAATACACCACGAATAAGTTACTCGGTAAGTGAGGGAGTTACCCAAACTTCGTTTGCAGTGCCATTTATTTTCTTTGATGGATCTGCGGATTTAAATGTGTTCGTAGATAATGTGGCAAGAACATACAGTCCATCTACATCTAACACAACTTTATTTACAGTAATAGGTGGCAATGGTGCAACTGGCACAATAACCACAACTGTTACAGGTGCTTCAGGTGGCAGTACTGTTATTATAACTAGAGATGTTCCACTAGCACGAACTACTGACTTTCCAAGTGCAGGTGCTTTTGAGATAGCTAAGTTAAATACAGAGCTAGATACCCTGCTTACTATGATAACAGATGCTGATGATGAAAACTCAAGAGCTTTAAGATTACAGGACTCTGATGAAGCAGTTAGTTTAACATTACCTTTAAAAGCAGACAGACTTGGTACTGTTTTAGGATTTAATGCTACTACTGGTGCTGCAGAAGCAGGGCCTACAATAGCAGATGTTAGTTCATTATCTGCAATAACAGCAGATATCTCAACACTAGCTGACATTGAAGATGGCACTGATGCTACTGATGCAATTCAAACTGTGGCAGGTATATATAGTGACGTGACTACAGTAGCAGGAATATCAGGACAAGTAACTATAGTAGCAGGTGAAACAACTAATCTACAAAACGTAACTGACAATCTTAGTGCAATACAAAATGCTAGTACAAATGCAACATTAGCAGAAAACTATGCTACCAAAATAGATGGTGCTGTAGAATCTAGCAACTATTCATCTAAGGCATGGGCATTAGGTGGCACTGGTGTAACTGATACAGCAGGTAGTGGTGCATCAAAAGAATGGGCAACAGATACAACTAATACTGTAGATGGTACGGAATATTCAGCTAAAGAATATGCCATTGGTACACAAAGTGGACAGACTAATGGGTCTGCAAAACAATGGGCATTAGGTGGTGGTGCAGGATTTGATAGAGATACTGCTGTAAGTGGCTCTGAGTATTCTGCAAAATACTGGGCAAACCAAGCAGCGAACTCAGCCAAAAGCCAAAGAGATGTTTATTATGGTGGTTTTTCAAGTGATGCTGCTGCTGAGACATATCAAACAGGTACAAATTTAGGAACTGTAGATGCAGGTGACTTGTACTTTAATACAACGAGTAACGTCACAAGAGTTTATAATGGCACATCTTGGAATGATGTTGCTACAGACACTAGTTCTTTTGCAACAAATGGATTTGCTATAGCTGTAAGCATAGCTTTATAGGAGTAAAAAATGGCACAAAATTTCAGACAATATAAAATGAGAGAGATAGGTACTGCCGCTACTGATATACCTGATGGCAGTAACTTTGATAGTTATGACTGTTTAATCTCAATCAGAATGACAAACATTACAACCAATGCAATTTCAGTAGATGCTTACATACAGAACACATCATTAGATTATTATCTTATTAAAGGTGTAACAATCCCTGCACATAGTTCATTAGAGCTAATAGATGGTGGGTCAAAGATTGTGGTTGTTAGTGGTGACAGATTATATTTCAAATCAGATACAGCAACATCACTTGATGTCGTTGTGTCAGCAGTAGATGCAATAAGCACATAGGTGAAACATGGGATATGTAGGTAACGAACCATCAGTAAACTTTACTAGCTTTGCCAAGCAAGACATTACTGGTGATGGAGGTGCAAGCTACACTCTTACTTATGCAGTAGCTAATGCTAATGAGATTGAAGTCTTTGTAAACAACGTAAGACAAGAGCCAACAGAAGCATATACAGTTAGTGGTACTGCTTTGAGTATGACTGGCAACGTAGCTAGTACAGATGACTTCTATGTTATTTACTTAGGTAAGGCTTTGCAAACTACTGTTCCACCTGATGGAAGTGTAACAAGTGCAAAGCTAGATACGAATATAGCTATAGATGGAACATTGGATGTTACTGGTGCTATTAGTGGCACAGATATGCAATTATTACATACTACAACAGTTTCAAGTAATGTTGGTGAAGTGCAAATAGATGGTTATTTTACTTCAGCATTTAAGAACTATAAACTAATTGCAAGTAATGTTCATACAGATACAGATAGTGTAAATATGAATCTTAAATTTATGAGTGGTGGTTCTGTTTTAACTGGTAGTGTTCACAGGTCAGTAAGACTCCGTGCAGTAAGTGGTGGAAGTACAATCTCTTGCCAAAATGAAGCTAGTGATACAGAATTTGCAAAAGTTGGTGGTGTGGTAGGTTCTGCAACTGGAGAACAAAGTAATTTTGAAGTTACTTTTTACGACCCGTTAGCAACAGATAATTTTAAACATTTTACTGCGTTTTCAACTAATGTTGATAGTAATGCAAACTGTGAGATAGGACTTATGTCAGCTTATTACAATAGTGGACAATCTGCATTAAGTGGTTTTGAAATAGACCCTAGTTCAGGCAATATTGCAAGCGGCATTTTTAAATTATATGGGATAAGATAATGACTAGATATAGAATGAAAAATGGTGAAAGGGTTGCATTTACAGCAGAAGAAGAAGCTGTAAGAGATGCTGAAGAATTAGCATGGACTAATGATGCACCTAACAGACGTATGGCAGAACTAAGAAGACTAAGAGATATATTGTTAGCTGAAACAGATTGGATGGCTAATTCAGATGTTACAATGAGTGATGCTTGGGCGACATACAGACAAGCTCTAAGAGATATAACAACACAAACACCTAATGATGATGAACTTAGTAACATCACATTTCCAACGAAACCAAAGGAGTAGACCATGCCATTCATAGGACAACAACCTACAACTGGTGCTTTCTTGGAGCTAGACAGCCTTACAGCCAGTGCAACAGCAGACTATACACTACAACTAAACGGAGCAAACTACTATCCTGAGAGTGTTAATAATCTTTTAGTATCCATCAACGGAGTTATACAAGGTAGCAACACACTTAGCCTTAGTGGTTCTACTCTAACTGTAGGTGCTACACTATCTGCATCTGATGTCATAGACTTTGTAAGAGTGTTTGGCAATGTAGGTACTATATCCACACCTACTGATGGTAGTGTGACAGCTAACAAGATTGCTAGTGGTGCAGTAACAAGTGCTAAGATTGCAGATGGTACTATTGTTAATGCAGATATAAATGCAAGTGCAGGAATAGCAGGAAGTAAACTTGGTACTGGTGCTGTGTTGCAAATGCCTTTCACACAATATGTTGACACAACTCAAGTAAGTGTTTCTGCCAATACAAACACAACTATAAATGTTTTGACAGTTAATATTACACCTAAAAGTACATCATCTATAATTAGATTAGATGCCCATATCTTTCATGAATGGTCAAACTATGATGCTCCTAATGAGAGTGCTTGGTTTTTTTACAGAGATGCAACAAAATTAGCTCATGCTGCATCAGGAAATAGGCTAACTGGCATATCATCATCAGCACTTAGTTATTATGGTACTGATGCTACTAGCACTCCTGAAACAGTTTACTATAGTTATTTTGATTCACCCTCATCAACTAGCCAAATTACTTACAAAGTAGGTGTTATAAATCATTTTTCATGCACTCTTAATATTAACAGAACAAATAATGATTCAGATTCTACACAATTAGAAAGAGGTATAAGTTTTATTTCAGCAACAGAGATAGGAGGATAGCATGGCATTAACAAAATTAAACTTCTCAGGTCAGCCTACTATACCATCTTCTATATTTCCTACTGGTAGTGTAATACAAACTGTTCAAGGTGGAAGAACTGATAGATTTATATCAACGTCAGGGTCAACTTTTGTTGATTGTGGAGTTTCAGTAAGTATAACACCTACATCTACTTCTTCTAATATTTTAATTACAGTTCAAGGTACTTTATCAAATGAAAGTTTGGGCGGAGAATCATGTCGTGTAAAACTTTTTAGAGAAAGTACAGAAATAGGTAGTGGAACTGGAGCAACTTCAAAAAATGATTTTGCATTAGCACTACCAACAAACGTTTATAATATGTATGCTTTTTCAAATTCTTTTTTAGACAGTCCATCAACAACGTCAGAAATAACCTACAAAATACAAGTAGCTAGTGGTAGTTCAAATGATGTTGTAATAGGAGGTCGTGGCGATAGCACTAATTCTGCTGTACCAACTAGAATTACAGTTCAGGAGATTGCAGGGTAATGGTTAAAGCATCAGAAGTAAAAGCACAGATAGATACACATGAAGCAGTATGTGCTGAGAGATGGAAAGAAACTATACTTCGCATCAAACGTATTGAACATATAATGATTGGTACAGCAGGTACTATGATTATTATGATGGCAGGATTGCTATTGAGGTAGATATGGTAGTTGCTGAAATCCTTACTGGTATAGCTCTAGTCCAAAAGTCAGTAGATTTCATAAAGAGCAACATAGGTACTGTAAACGACATTAAAGACATAGCCAAACAGATTGATGGTTTTTTTCTAGGCGAAGAGCAAATGAATAAAGGCCAAGGCAAAGGCATGTCTATAGCTGAACAATTTGGTTCTGTAGAAAACTCTGCATCTGATTTTATTGATAGAAAATTATTAGAAGAAAAAAGAAACGAATTAAAACAGCTAATAAATTTAAGGTTTGGCCCTACTGCTTGGGATTCTATATTAGCTGAAAGAGCAGAAAGAATTAACCAAGCAAAAGAAGCTCAAAAAAAAGCTAGAATAAAAGCCAAAAAAGAACAAGAGGAAATATTAGAGGTTATTAAATGGGTTGCATATGGGTTTATCATCATTGGTTTATTAATGGCTATGATAGTTTTTGGTGTAAAGGCTTTCGCAAAAGGTAAAATTTACAATGCACCTAAAGATTATACAAGAAACCAAAAGTTAAATAATGGCACTATAACACCACCTAAAATGACCACTTGTAGATTAAAGAAACAACAAGTTTTTAAAGATAAAATGGCTTGTATTTATCAAGGAGCTAATGCCACATTTGAATTAGAATTTACAGATATAAGAGTTGGTTGCCCTAAACAATATCGCTGTGTTTTTAATCCTAATGGTGAAGAGCCTAGCATAGACAAGGTTATGGAAAGTCTTAGGAGTATAGCCAAATGACAGCCTTTTTACTTGCTTGCACATTAAATGGTATTGTTAATGGTGGTATATACTTTAAGAGTGTGAACGTGTGCATACATTACAAGAACATATTAGATAACCAAACATTTATGAAAGGCAATGAGCCACAAACATATGAATGTATATGTAAACTCGTACCTTTTGTAGATACAGATAAAGTAAAGGTGTACTAATGGTTACAGTTGAACAGTTTCTTAAATGGAAGATACTACCTAGATGTATGATGCTTGCTAGTACAGTTATGTCATGGAGATGTGCTGAATGGTTTATGGATTTAGATAATCCTACTGGAGCACAGTCAGCATTTGTATCTGTAGTCATGGGTGTAATGACAGGTGTGTTTGGTATATGGATGGGTCACGAGCATAAGGGAGACAAGTAATGTTAACAGCATTGATTGGGCCAGTAAGTAATTTACTTGGCAAGTTCATTGAAGACAAGGACATGAAGAATAAGTTGGCACATGAGGTGGCAACAATGGCTGAGAATCATGCACAAGAACTAGCTAAGGGTCAGCTTGAGATCAACAAAGCAGAGGCACAGCACAAGTCTATTTTTGTTGCAGGTTGGAGACCATTCATAGGTTGGACTTGTGGCATAGCTTTGTGTTGGCATTTTGTATTAGCACCAGTAACAATATTCTTGTGTGCATATATCGGAGTTGCTATACCTGAGTTACCTACATTTGACATGGGTTCATTGATGACAGTATTGATGGGTATGTTAGGTTTAGGTGGACTTAGAACATATGAAAAACAAAAGGGATTGACAAAATGAATATGGAGGAATTTAAAAAAGAAATCATTATAGACGAGGGCATCAAGCACGAAATCTATCTTGACCATTTAGGACTGCCTACTATGGGAGTAGGGCATCTGATTACAGAATGGGATGAAGAATATGGAAAGCCTGTGGGTACTCCTGTATCAGAAGAAAGAGTTAACAACTGTCTTACCCAAGATATACACGTAACAATACAAGAATGTAAAAAACTTTATGAAGACTTTGATGTACTACCTGTAGATGCACAACATATTATAGCCAACATGATGTTTAATATGGGTAGGCCAAGACTATCTAACTTTAAAAAGATGAAAGAAGCAGTCGATAAACGTGATTGGTTTGAGGCTGCATACGAAATGACTGCATCTAAATGGGCAACTCAAGTGCCAAATAGGGCAATGCGTCTTGTTCAACGTATGAAAGACATACAGACATAAAGGCATTGTTTGCTTACAATCATACAGCAGGGGTGCTTTACCCCCACTGTATGCCTCTTAAATCAAGAGTTTTTCTTCATATTTTCTAAATGTTGCTCGTGTCTGTACCAAGCAGCATCTTCATGTAGATTTGCCATGCCATCTTGGTAATCTTTTTCTTCTTGCTCTAACAAAACAGCATCATGAATATCTTGTGCATTTATTTTGTGGTCAATTAAATACCTAACTAGTTGCCCACGACCTGCCCTACCTTTTCTAGTAGTGCCATTTGTGAAGATGTGTCCTTTCATTTCCAGTTGTTTGTATCTTGGTGTGATGCTACCCTCTCGGTATTGGGGATTACCTTTGCTTTGGTGCAGGTAATCCCATACCTCGTCGTGTGTAGCACCATTCTTGCCATGTGCTTTGATGGCATCTAGTACGATACGTTCTAGTCTGTTAGTGTCCATGCTTTGTGCAGCCTCATGTGAGGTTCTTGGATCTGTGTTTCTAGCTTTGCCTATCATGATTCTCTCCAATTTATTATTTCAATTTTTACATCATCATATCCTTTGGCTATCCAATCATTTGCTTCTTGGATAGCTTCACGATATTTGGTGTGGTAATTATCTGTAGCACCTACCCAAACAATAAATTTATATTTCATGTTTACCTCCTATTAAAATGGTATTTCTACATCATCATCTATGTGATGATCGATTGTTTGATTGTTACTGAATCCGTCACTACGTGGTGTTGAGTCACCGACACGACAAGACAAGAACTTAGTACTGCCATCTTTTGATACAGTTTTCCAAGCAGCCATTCTTCGTTTCTCCTGACCATTGAATTGTACTGGCCCTGAGAAGTCAGGTGCTTTTTCGTTTGTCTTTTCGTTTTCGTACATAGTACCAACCTTTTGATATACATCTCTTGCAATCTTGCCATCAGGCAATGAAGACTTAATAATTACAATTCTGTATTCGTTACGATTGCTATCCATCTTGCCTTGGACAAGCAGACTTTCATCTGCTCGTGGTTTGAATAGGCTACCTCTGTCTGTGTTATCATAATCCATCGTCATGTTCTCCTTGTGATGATTTACTGTTTCCAGTTTTTATTGAAGGCTTGCTTGCCAAGTTACCATCGTCATCTTCAGATGGTAATCCGTACACACTCTGCAAAGTGTATCTCTTTAAGTAGGTTATGGCTGCTCCCAGTTTTTGTGGGTTCTGTAGTGAAGCAGGTTGCAGTAAGATTGGACATTCAGATACAAATATATTGTTATCATTTACATGATGTACAGTAGTACGTACAATCGGATATAAAGTACTTTGATTTAATTCTTCATTACTGTCATATAAATCTCGAAATTTTATTTCTTGGGTAAAGAATAAACCAAACTGATTACCTTGATTTACTGCTTCTATTACAGCTTCCAAAGTAGCATAGTTACTATGAAAGTGTGGGTTCTTACCATCTTTGCTTGCACTGATGGATAGTTTTTGAAACTCAAGCATAGCAGTCTTTAGGTTATATACTTTACTTGAGTCTGCTTTCTTGATATTAGTTTTATTATCTGTCATGTCGACCTCCAGATGTTATAGATAATAAAGGGTAAGTAGTGATCGGCTTACCCTTTCTTTGTTACACGTACCGATCCACGTTTGTCTCTCTTTACTGATATCAGGTCGTTGTATACCTCCCTTTCATTAGGCCTGATCTCTTCTCTCAAGGCTTTCTTTGCAGCCTCAAATGTTTTTGCAGCATCTTCATGTTGCAAGTATTGTTGTGTGTATTCTGTAAAGCTATTGCTTTGTGATGCATCTCGTGCAGTCATCTTGTTGATAGGCACACCATCAATAGATACTACATTGTTACGTAGATCTTGTGTGTTGTAGTCTAAATCATCAGGTTCTGTATTGTGAACTATGTGTTCCCAAAACAATTTGATTTGTTCTTTCATACCATCTAAGTATTCTTCTGATGGGTATACCTCTACTGCTTTCCATTGATTACCAAAGATAACAGAGAATATTATCTTGTTGAGTTTGGCAATCCATATATAGAACTGTAGTTGTGGCATATAATATTCAAGCATCTTATCCATAGTATTGTAGGAGTATGTATGCTTGCACTCGATACCAATGTACTCAATCTCATCTTCAGAGTTAGTACCTGAGAAACCATCAAGTGTACCTGTAAGTTTAATTAAGCCATATTGTAATTGTCGTTTGGCTTGCTTGTTAAACTTCAGCATATAATTATCTTCAGCCCATTTGATATTAAAATCTTCTGTGGCTAATCCAAGTTGCACATTGAATTGGAAAGACAGATCAGGTCTGCCTTGCAAACCTTTCTTGATTCTCCATAACTTATTCCAGTTCCCATTCATAATATCAATCATGTCCGAGCCACGAATAAAGTCTTCAATGTGTGGTGATTGGGTAGGGTTGATTGTGCTAACTTCCATATTGACCTCCACGTTCTTAAGTTAGTTGCTATCAGCCTAATCTATTTTACCAAATAAATCAAGCACTTAAATAATTATTATGATCGTTTTTATCTGAGTAAGTTTCTATTTTACTGAGTATATTATCTACTAATTGGACACGTCTTATATAAGATTTGTCTGTGTATTTAATGAACTCAGCTAGTGAAGGAAAGAATGTACTGGTTCTACATACCTCATCACACGCAGCCTTGAGTATGTCAGCAGGAATATGCGATAGTTTGTTAGCATATACCCTGCACTTCAAAGCCAAGTCTGCCTCTGTCAGTCTTGCTTGTGCAGTAGTACAAACCAAGACTTCCATGATCCAGTTCTCGATAGTTGATTGATCGGCACAAACCATTAGCTTCTTCATCAAGTTAATAGTTTTTCTGTGTTGTTCTTTTTGTTCTTCGATAGTGCCACTGAATATGTTACCACGTGGTAGCACCCATCTTTTGAAATCATATTCTGCTGTAACTGATTCACTTATTACGCAGTTCAGCATGGACTCTAGCAAAGAAACTGTTAGTGTTGTTGCTCTGCTTGGTGTTATTTCTTTTTGTTGCGTTAGAACTAAGTCTGCGAGTCTTTGATCTTGCACACCATTTTTTATATTCATTATCCCAGTCTTCTCGTCTGACTTGATTTCTGATATTGAAGTATTTAAAGTATTTAGTTTCTTCATTGTGATCTACCTCCAGTAGTTGTTGTTTAATTGTTGAACTTGGTTGCCAATCTTCAGTTAAATATTTCATTTTTCACCTAACATTATTTCAGTTAATCTTGCAGGAGTTACAATAGTTTCATTACATTTATTGCAACATCTACCCTTATCAATAGGCTCTGCACTATTACCTTGATCCCAAATAATTTCGCCATCATCATTTTTATCAGGCTCAATATCTTTGTGGCATATTACGCATATCATTTTATTACCTCCTTAAATATTTTATCTGGAATTATAGCCACCCATTTAGGGTCACCATTCTTACGTTTGTATATAGCAAGATCTCTATTCTCTAACACCTTGAAAGGATTAGGGAATCCATCAACAGATCTATACTTAATCTCAACAACATATTCTTTGCCATTGATTACTAGCTTGATGTCACCAGTATGCTCACCACCAAGACTACCTGATAGTGGTACTTTTTTTACAGGTAACTTCCATGAAGTGAATAGTTTTACAAACCAATTCTCGTGGTAGTTACCTTTGATTTTGCTTTTACTGGGCATTTATTATCTTATCTCTAATACTTATTAATGTTTTATAAGTATTAGTTCTTTTATCATCATCATCATTATAAAATTTTCTTTGAATAAATTTTACAGTTGCTGATATAGCCATCCACTCTTCATCAGTTAGATTTATTTTATCGTTTAATGTATTTTCCATTAAAATTCTCCATCATTTAATGTTGCAGTTAAGTAAACTTGCAATGCCTCGCACCAACACAACAAGTTAAATAGTCTTGGCTCTTTATTTTTTCTCTCCCAATCACCAAGAGTTTTTGTATCAGTACCTATTTCCATAGCTAACTTTTCTATAGTAAGGCCTTGATCTTTTCTTTGCTTGATAAGTGTGTCTATTATTTTATTGTACTGATACCTTTGTTCAGGTGTCATCAGTACTGATAATTTCTATCAGTCGACTTCATACCTGCAGGTTGTAGCTTATCATTTCTTTCAGGATAGAATAACATTGCCTGATAAAAATCATAATAGCTCTGTATCTTTACATGACCTGCACGATCAAGTTCATCTAGCTCTGGTGATATATCTTCAAATCTTTCTTCCATTTCTTTGCTCCCATGTTTTATAGATTACCTCATTTGGTTGATTGTTTTGTTGTTCATACAAAGTCAAACCATAATCATAACCTTGTTTATAATAAGTTGAAAACGTTTTTGTTTCATCTCTTTCGCCATACATTAATCCATCAGCTACTCCATCTTTGAAGTAGGCAAGATAACCTTGTCGTCTTTGTTCTAAAAGTTTGTCCATATTATACTCCATAAAAAGGGGGGTAATCCTCCCTATTATCCCCCATTAATTTATGCTACTTACTAGTGTGGCAACCAATCATTAGGCATAGGAGGACATAATGATTGCACTAGTAAGCAGCTTCCCTTAGGAAACTAAATATTGTTTACGTAGTTGTTCATCAAGCCACAACTCATGTGAGTCATCAAGCTGATCTGCATTGCATTTCTCCCACATCTTTGTGGTCTTGACTGTCATTTTGTTTACCCAAATCTCTGCGTTCTCATTGGCATTAGGCTTTGCAACCTCAACCAAATGTTCATACATAGATCTGTAATTCTCAGGTGTTGATACACGAGAAAACTCTGTGCATAACTTAAGTTCTTTTGTTGTGTATGTAATCATTCGCTTCTAGCCTCCACTAGTTTGTATGTTAGTTCTTGTGCTATACTATCTATTATTTCTACTTCTATTTTATATTCTTCGCACATAGACATGAACTTATCAACAGACATATCAGCTACTTTCTCATATGTTTGTTCTAATAGTTGTTCGTAATATTGATTAGACATTGATTAGCTCCTGTGTGTCAATAAATATATTGTTGTTGTGTTGTAAGTATTTAGTGAACGCATTGTTACGTTCAACCTTAGTCTTTTCTGGTCGTGATACTTCTGTTGGGTGTGATGCCCAGTGTGTTACTGTATTGTACAGACTCCATACTGTGCGACCCATCTCGCTTTTGTATTGTGACCATAGTCTTTCAAGATTGTATACCTGCGTTGCATTGTAGTGCTTACCATCTATTGTTGGTCTTGCTGAGTAACATATCTTTTCAAACAACATAGTTGCTACAGTATCTGCTACACTTTGCTTATGCCATGCTTTGTACTTGGCTTCACTATTACGA